AATGTTGGCAGTAATCTAATGCTTGATTGCGAAGGGAACGATAGATTAAATTCTTTGCATCTTTCTTACCGATTGCTTCCCACGTATCTAGTTTATTGGGATGCTCAACGAACCACTGATATAAAGATTGTCTTATGTCAGCAGTGTCAATGTTAAACTTAGTGTGATACTCGGTGGATACTGAATCAACTATGTATTGCCAGCGTTCTATGCGTTCCCATTCAATCACTTTATCTTCACCCCTGTATCAGTATGAAGAAACGTAACCTCTTTCATTACCTTAGACTTGTTAAGGAACTCAGTAGTAACTGGTAGCCACTTCTCTTCCCATACAATGTCAGTTAATTCATCTAAAGAGAAACGCCACACGCCATCAGGAGTTGAATTAATGTAATAAGGACGCAATCCCAAAGCAGTAGCAGTTGCTGTAAGAAAATCATACTTCTTCCTTTCAAGGAGCAAAGTATCGTAGTGAGTGTTGCGGGACTTCAGTTCTATAAACATACCATACTGCTGTGTTACACAATCAAAGCCGTCAAACTCGTTAGGGGAGTGTTCAAGGTCAGGCATCTCTGTCTTAAGCCATAAGAACAACTCTGCTTCTTTCACGCCGTATCCCATTTACCTCTCAGTACAAGCAGAGCAATCACACCGTAGTTCGCTAAGTCTTTGAATGAATCTTCCAGTGGTTCGTGCTCTGCTGTTAATCCCTTGTCAACTAAGTTGTTGATACGGGCTGTCTTGTCGTGCATACGTACACGCAATCCATTAAGTGGACCACCAGGGGATTGGGAAATATTTTTAGGACCGTAATCTCTGTGCTTACTAAGGAGAAGTTCTTTTAGTTCGTCAAAAATTTCTGATACATTTACGTAGAAGTCATCAAGGGGATAGTCAAAGTGAGGAGTAACTTTCCATCCATCGTTTCCATCTGTGTTATCTTGAAACCTTGGTTCACCAAGTGCTCTGTAATCTGCCATATCTCTTCACGCACCGCCTTGTTCATCGTCATTTGTCTCCGATAATAGTATGTCTAGTTCTTCATCAAATTTTTGCAGTGCTGATTTCACTACCATATCTTCAATGAGTTCATCTACCAAATCATAACCATTCTCGGATGCGAATAGTGTAACATATGTAGATTGGGTGATATGTCTGACTTGTTCAGGATTGTCGGCGTTGACAAACAAGAACCTAAGCAGTGAACCAAGCATTAATTTATACCCATTGGGCAGTATCAGATACGGGTCAAACTCTTCTTCATCTTCTAAGGTATGGTCTATCAATTGAAATGAATCATCAAAGTCCTCACCACAATCGTGGCAGTGATTGACAATATCTTCGTGTTCATAATCCACTATTTTATGTCCATCTTGTTATGGAAGTAGGAAGCACCTTCTTGCACGTACATTGAATTAACATCTTGTCCGTCTGGTAATTGAATGATAGTAACTGGAAGTTCGCGGGCAAGACTACGGGCGAACTCCGTCCCTGGTTGGTCGCCGTCAGCGAAGACAAATACTCTTTCAAAGTCTGCAAGCAATCGTGTGTAGTGCTTCTTCCAACTGTTGGCACCAGGAACTCCAACGCAGGGAATTCCAACACAACGAGAGATAGTAAGTGTGTCAATCTCTCCTTCACATACTCCAATAAAATCACCAGCACGCTCCACATCTAGTACATTGTACATCTTAGTTTCAGCACCAGTCATACCCATATACTTAGGTTCAACTGCAGGATTAAGAGAACGGAATCGCAAGTCAACGACACCTGTCTTGGTAATGTATGGAATAGAAAGTCTACCGTGAAACGCTTCGTGTCCAACTTCAGGCTCCGCGACTACGCCTAATAATGCCAGCCGTGCTATCTCCAGAGGAATGCCTCTGCTTTTTAGGTAGTCTTCCGCCTGAAAGATGTTTCCCGCGTACTTGGTTGTTGCCTTGTCCAGTAATTCTTTCTGCGATGCGTTTTGCTTCACGGATGTTTACCCCTTCACGCTGCGAAATAATTTGTAAACTGTTACCTTGCACTCCACAGGCGAAACAGATGAAGATGTTATCGTCAAGATTTGCACTTCCTGATTGGTGCGTGTCACTGTGGAAAGGGCACTTGAGGTTAACTTGCCCGTGTCCTTGTCGTAGACTTGCTCCGTAGTGGAGAAGAACTTCTCTGATACTTGGTAAGTCATTGTCAAGCCTGGTCACCATCTTTCTCCTTTAACCACTGACTTAAGTCTTGAATGACCCAAGCATTTTCAATTCCTGCATTTCTTCTTTTGACTATAACATAGTGCAACGGAACTTCTTTGATACCACGAGCACTGGCATAATTAAAAGCCTCAAGTTTTGCTTCACGCCAGAACTCTGGTAAAGATAGTGTACTTCTATTTTTTAATTCAAGTATGTAGGTCTTACCAGCAATGACGACAACCATATCGCCTTCATCTTTTGCACCAGCCTTTGTTAGACGCTCAGCCATAGCACCCATCTTGCGGAGCCATTTCATTACATCAGTTTCAAACTGAGAACCTTTGCGTCCATTAGGATTAGCCATTAAATTGCCAACGTTTCCATAGATGCGAGTTCCTCAAGTGGAACATACCAAGTCTTGTCAGTCCACTTCCATTCATCCTTCTTGCATTGATAACCGTAGAGCCAGCCAATAGCACGATATGGTTCACCAACCCATCCAGTATCTGACGTCCGCCTTACCTTATGGCGCATACCATCAGACATTAAAATATAAATTAAGTTATCGTCATCGCGATTTGTATATCGCAACAGTGGTTTATCTCGAAAAGAGTATCGTACTTCTCCCAGTCCTGGTATATCTAACTCTGTCTTCCACTTATTAAAGTGTGGTACAAAATCAGTACGTCCAATCATCCGAGCAAATGCTAACTCGCTACCTGCGGCAACTGCGTGTTGCCATAGTTCCCATAGGTCGCCCTCTGAATAATTTACATTACGCGTTGGGTCTCCAAAGTAAGGCTTCTGTCGCTGATAACCTACCTCAGTAACAATACCTTCTTCTTGTAGGGTAAGCAAGTATTCCCACATCTATGATGCACTCTTATCCTTACGCAAGATACGAACAGCCCACTCAAGACCATTGTTAACACCATCAGTCCAGTCATCTGTTACTGGTATTCGTGCTGATTCAATCTTAGAGATGTACTTATCAACTTCCATCTTGGCTTCAAGCATAATTAACTGACGCATTTCTTGTGTCATATCATCTTCTTCTTCTCTTAACATCATCCACCGTTCTCTGGTATATCGGACATAAACATAAACTCAGGGTTAAAGGATAGCCAACAAGTTAAGTTAGCGTTGGCATCGGCACGCCCGTATCTATTCTTTACAGGAGCCACAGCCATTGAAGTGCCAACGACACCAAGAGTGCAAATGAGAGCAGGAAGTTGAGCCACCTTACCTTGGAGGGAAGAACGAGGTTGGCAAGGATTTCCAGGGACTGCCTCAGAAGTATGATGCAGAACAATGATTCCAGCGTTAGTAGCACGAGCAAGATACTTCAACTCCTTCATAATGGCACGCATAGATGCGAACTCTTCTCCACCATCAGTGGCTATGTCCATTAAGTTATCAACAAAGATTGCTACAGGTGGACAACCCCATAGTTCTTCAAAGGCTTGAACCTCTTCATCTATATCTTGTAATGTAGGTGAAGATTCAAATGACCAGACAACGTGATTACCTTTAGCAAGGATTGCTTTAGTCCAACCAGTATCTGTATCCATTAACTTCTCAACATCAGTTTGATTCTTACCACTAATCATTGATGCTAAGCGCATAGCCATTGTGTGTGCGTTGGTATCTGCAGATATGTAAAGACTAGGTACTTTCATATTAAGGGCTAAAGCCAGTGCCAGAGTGGACTTTCCGACACCTGGAGTACCAGCAAGCATAGATACTTCTGCTCTGCGAAAGATTATTTTATTGCTTTCAAATGCACGAAAGACAGAGGGTAAAGGTTCTCCACCTATATCCGCTCTGCCCACACTTCTTACTAATGTTCTCATTACTATTCCTGTCTTAAGTTGGAAGAGAGGTAGCCACCTTCCCCTGAATAACTACCTCTCCGCCAATTATTACATCAGCGTCTGTTGTATTAGTTCGCTGGTTTGCATTGGTCGGGTGTCCCCTGCGGTGTTGGGCAAGCCCAGAACGCGTAAGGTTTCCCCGTTGTCTTGCTTGTTCCCGAACGGAAGATGCGTGCTCCGTGATGACAAGTTGGAGTTGACATCCCTGCCGCCCCAGCGGACGGAGGCTGAGTCTGGGCGGTTGAGTAAGTAGGAGCGGGCTGCGATTCTGCTGTTGAACCAGTGGTCCCCAAAGGGGATACTGCATACGCACCTGTAATCATTTTTGCGGTGGCTGCAATTTGTGTTGCATAGTCAGAGATTCCCTCTAGTAATACACTGAGTTCATCTACTGTGTTGGCGCGTATGTTAATCATATCCGCATTTGATGCTTGGTGTGAACGGATTGATACCTGTAACTTATAGTCTTCTGATGCCATTTATTTTCCTTTTGTGAATTGGCAATGTGCTGTGAGTCCACAGAAATTGCACGATTGTAGGTTCGGTAGAAATATACCAGCCTTTCGTGCTTTGTCAAAGCCATCAACAAAGTACTCAAGCGTGTTGGTTGTATATCTACTCAAGTCAATCATCTCTCCTGTCCCCGATTCACGAGACATCCAGTAGTTGCCTAGATTGACTTTCACTCCGAGCATCAACTCAACTCCTACTTTGTAGAAGCCAAGTTGAAGGTCAGATGTTGGGCGTACTCGTGAAGTCTTAAGGTCAACAATCACAAGTTGTCCATTAACCTCAAAAATTCTGTCAATAAACATCTTCACGGTAACGCCAGCAATTACAGGGTTAAGTTCTAGTTCAATAGCCTTAGCCCCTTGGGGTGTGGTCCAGATTTTCCAATCAGGATTATTCTTGCGCCAAAGTATGTAGTTATCTACCCACTTGGAACCATTATTATTCCACCAAACAGCATCTTCTTTGTTTGGATTCTCTTTTGTTGCGCGACCTGCACGCCGTGCTGTATTAAAATCAAGTCCTTCAGTTTCTTTTCTCCAGGCTATATCCCAATAGTCTGCACCAACATTAGCACTACCCATTTTCTATGTCCCACATTTCTGCTGCATAGTGGAATGCTCGTCCGCCAGCGGACCAGATGCTTGGTTCTTCTTCTACCTTTAGTAATCTACCTAGGTAGTACTGATACCCACACGTTAAGTAAGTTGTGAATGCTGAATAAGATATATGTTCTGGAAGTTCATACTCATCCAGTTTAATCATTATCTAAAACTTCTAGCAAGTAATCTACTTCTTCACGAATTGTTTTAACTTCTTCTGATAGCAGATAGATTGAATCGTAAAGTACTTCTACTGCATCTTCTAATTTCTTGTTGAACATACTTTTCCCCTGTCTTAGTTATTTTATATAGTCCCCCTGCGGAGGACAGGAGAGTACTCTAACACAGGAGAACTATATAAATCTATTATCTATATTTAATTATATATCAAGTCCCCCTGCGGGAAACTTGATTTAGGAAATGCCCCCTTACCCCCACTATTTAAAAATAATGTTGGTAAGGTTGCGACTCCCTGCGGTTAAACCGTCATTGAGGTTTCGCCCCCACTCTTGCGAGTAGGTAAAGCATAGCACACTTTAGATAAAAGTGCGTGGACTCGCCGAGAATGACAAAAAGACCCCCAAGGAGTAGATTGCTCTACCACTCAGGGGTCTTCGTGTCTTAAAACCGCCTTAGAAGGCGTATAATCGGTACTCTAGGTTACTTTGAACCGCGTCCGAACTCAGGGCTATTGGAATCCAAAGCCTTCAGTACTGGACCAGCGAATGCTGCTACGAATGCTAGAGCCAGAGCCTTTGGGTCTGTCTCTCCTGCTAGGTAGAGTGCTGTCACTGCTGCGAATGCTGCACGGAAGTATGTGCTAGCGATTGCGATTAGTTTTGCCTTCATTGTTTTCTCCTTAAGATTTAAAGACTGGCTTGCCGAAACCAACTACGGTAACGACCTGAGACTTTCTCAATTTAGAACCATTCTTCTTCTTGAATGCACGTACCTTCAGGCATACTTGCCCTCCGTTACGTTGGTCCCCCTTCTTGTCTGGGGCTGTGTTGCCCTCAATACAAGTCACGGTACCATCTCCGTTATCCTTGACTACAATCCCAATATGTGAGATTCTATCTACACCATCATTAGGGAAGTCAAAGAATACTATGTCACCTGGAAGTGGCTGAGCAGTATCGCTTGCCTTTTCCCATTGGTTCTTTTTCATAAAGGCTGAGGCTCCGCCTGGTGTATACACGCAGTTAGGAATCTTTAAACCAACTTCATTAGCACACCACATTACAAATGACCCACACCAAGGTTGGAAGTTAGCCTTTGTAAAATGACCGTACTTTGTTTCATTATCTTTAGGTCCTTCAATAACACCAAGTTCACCTTGTGCTACTGAGATAAAGTCTGCTCTCTGTCCCATTACTGTGCAGCCTTCTTATCTACCTTTGCAAATGCTGCATTGATTTCATCAGCGGTCAGTGAGCCATCGTTCAGGAAAAAACGAGCAAGGGCTTCAAGTACACGTGCAGCACCCAAAGCACCAGCAAGCACTGCTGCTTGCCATACTTCAATACCTACAAGAGAACCAGCACCAATAACTCCTAATGCTTCTGCTGCAATAACTGCACCAATTCTCATCATTACATTTTTAAATGTTTCCATCTTCATCCTTTGGGTTACGTGCCTTGTATGTAACTATCCACATAAGAGTTGTTACACCAATGGCATAGCCGACTACCGTCTTTGCCGAGCCATCTAATACGACCCAAGCAACAAACATCCCTAACAAGGTCCAAGCCTGATTAAGGAAATCTGAAAGTATCTTCTTCATTATGGTTTTCTCCTATACGTGGATGAGGCTGCTGCAGCGGATGCTGCTGCTGCGACTGCTGACTGTGTTGCTATCTGTCCCACGATTACCGCTGCCACTACTGTCTCAGTTGATTGCTTTCTTTCTTCTTCAGACATATCGGCACCGATGCTTGCTAATGCAAGTAAGGCTTGTACTGGGTCATCAAAGATTGCCCCAATAAATTCTGCTGGAGATGCAAGCACTTCAAGTGCTGCTGCTACTTTGGCAGTAATAATTACTTCATTTCCGTGTGCATCTGTTCTAACTTCAACAGGAGTATCAGGTGGTAAGTCTTCATAAGTAAGACCTGCTTCTGCAATTGCTTCTGCTGTTACTGCTTCACCATCTGCTGCATCAATCAATGCTTCCACTGCTACTGCAATTTC